CGGCGCAGACATGGATAAAGAGGCGTCTACCAAAGCGCACAAGTTAAGCCGACGCGATATTAAAAAAGGGTTAAAGCCCGCGCTAATACCCACGTTTCAGGAGTTCTTTGATTCTTTAAACGAGGCGTTAAACGTCTATAACCACAGACCCCATAAAGGCCTTTCCAAAGTTCGCGATTTGGAGTCTGGAAGACTTCGCAATCAAAGCCCCATGGAAGCTTGGAAAAGCGCTGAGGCCGAAGGCTTTGAAGCGCTGACTGCACCTTCCGATGTAGTCGCCTCTCTCATGCGCCCGCAGGAAGTGCGCAAAACCAACCGTGGCGAAGTGCGCATCAACGGTGGCCTCTACTTCCTGGATGGCCTACGCGACCTGCACGGCGAAGAGATCCGCGTCGCCTGGGACTACCGCGACACCGGCAGCGTCGGCGTCTACACCCTGGAAGGCGAACACCTGGGCGACGCCATCCTTGACGGCAACGCCACCCCCGCCATGCCACCAACCATGATCCAGCGCGCTGCCGAGAAACGCGAAAAAGGCCAGCTCAACCGTCTGGCGCAGAAGGCGAAAACCATCACCGGCACCGATGTCGAAATCCGCGCTATTACACCCGCCGCCAGCTATTCAGACGAAAAGCAGGCAGCCGCAGGCCGCGCCTACGCCAAGCAACTGGCGGATCAAGGCACACGCTTTCAGATACCCCAAAACAAGATGGAGCGTTATCGGCTTTGGAAAAAGCTGGATGCCCAACTTCAGCAAGAAGAGGAAGTGTCTGAAGCCGCCCGCGAATGGCACGACCGTTACCAGCACCACAGTGATTTAAAAGCCATTGCCAAGGTGATGGATGCAGAAATGGATGCAGATGGGCGGCAACCCACCCGCACCCGACGGGCCGTCTGAACCACGGCCCACGACACCCCAACCTTCGATAAGGAAGCACTATGAGCGTCAATACTATTGTACCACTCACAAACGTCGGCCTACTCGCCGCTGCCGTTGAAAGCGCCGCCAACCGCCCGCCAGAACTGCCTGGCTTGGTGGTCATGTACGGCCCCAGCGGCTACGGCAAAAGCCTGGCGGCTGCCTATGCCGCCAACCTACACCGCGCCTATTACGTGGAATGCCGGGAAAGCTGGACGAAGAAAGCGTTCGTTGTCGCCGTGCTGCGCGAGATGGGCATCATCCCCATGAAAACGCTCAGCGAGATGGTCGACCAGATTGCCGAGCAGCTCTCCCGCTCAGGCCGCCCGCTGATTGTGGATGACGTTCAGTACGTGATCGACAAAGCTGCCGCCAACGTTTTAACGGACATCTACAACGCCAGCCAAGGCACCTTGATTTTGATCGGTGAAGAGCGAGTGCCCGCCAGCATGGCCCGCTTGGAACGCCTGCATAACCGCGTACTGGAATGGGTGCCCGCCCAGGCGGCAAGCCTTGATGACGTGCGTGCCCTCGCTGACAAGAGCTACCCCGATATTGAAATCGACGACGACCTGCTGGAAGCCGTTAACGACCGCGTTAAAGGCTGCCTGCGCCGCGTCGCCGTCAACCTCTACCAGATCCACAGCGAGGCCACCGCCAACGGCTGGACGATGGTCGGCCTGCGGGAATGGGGCGAGCGTGAGATCCACACCGGCCAGCCACCGGCACGGAGGGGCTAAGCATGTCGAAGCGCAAACAAACGCTATCCACCCTTGCAGGTGATGCCACGCCCCGACAACGCATTTGGGACGCCATTCGTCACCAGCATGCTGAAGACGGCCTTATCACCATGCAGGGCATCCGCATTGCGCTAAAGAAACAGCGTGACCTGTCGGAGAGCCGTATCAGCGACTACCTACGGGCGCTGATTGCAGGCGGATTCCTGGTGCGCAGCAATCCCGATGCGCTGCCCGCCACCACGGCTATTTATGTGCTCAAGCGTGACGTTGGAGTGGAAGCGCCCCGCGTTCGTCGTGATGGTTCACTGCCACCACCGCCAGGGCGCGAGCAGATGTGGCGCACGCTCAAGATCATTGGTGCATTTACCGGCCAAGAGCTGGCCGATGCGGCCAGCACCCCAAAGGTGCCGGTCGCTAAAGCCACGGCGGTTGAGTACATCAAAATGCTCGCCAGGGCTGGGTACCTGCAAACCATGGTGGAATCTTCCCCAGGCGTACCTGGGCGTTATCGCTTGGTGCCCAGTTACTGGACTGGCCCCATGGCGCCTCAGATCCGCCGCACCAAAGAACTCTACGACCCCAACACCGGCGAAGTCGTCTACAGCCGCGTCACAAAAACCGAAGGGGGTGAGCCATGAACGCGACCTTAAACAAGAGCATTCGTCGTACCCGTACCGTCGACATTACCAATTGGGGCGCAGAGCCGCCCCGCTGGATCTCGCTGCTCCCCGATGAAGTGCGTGCCACCAATCGCAAGATGGCGGGTGAGCGCATCGGAGTCTCGCGTAGCGCGGTCTCTTTGGCACTGGCCAACCGCTACCCAAGCCCTTCAACAGACAGCATCGAAAAGAAAGTGTTGTTGGCCCTGGATGGCCTCCAATGCCCAGCGCAGCAACTCACCATCAGCGTTGAGCAATGCCGCGACTACCGCGCTCGCCCAGCGCCTACCCACAACCCCATGGCCATGCGCATGTGGCGCCACTGTCAGTCATGCCCGCACAACCCCGACCGCCAGCAGGGAGAAAACCAATGACCCTTAAAGCCACCTGCCCCGAGTGCGGCATGAGCGGCGACATGGCCGCTTTCGTTACCCAGGGCGAACACAACCAGGCGCTAGCCGCTGCGCTAGAAATGCCCGCCCTGTTGAGCAGCCGCATCGTGCGCTACCTCGGCATGTTCCGGCCCGCCAGCCGTGCCTTGGCCAGTGCCAAAAGCGCCCGTTTACTGAGTGAACTGAAAGAGACCATCAACAGCGGCGTGATTGAGCGCAAAGGCACCACGCGGGAAGCGCCGCTAAAGGTGTGGGTAATGGCCCTCGACCAAATGCTGGAAAGCCCACCCAGCGGTTTGCCACTCAGTGGCCATGGCTACCTCTATGAAGTGGTTGCCAGGTGCGCCGATCGCCACGCGGGTGAAGTCGAAAAGCAGCGCGAAGAACAGGCACGCAGCGGTGCCAAACAGCCCGCAAACCGTCCCACAGCAGCGGCATTGCGCGAACGTTCTACCGATGACGTGCTGGCAGAACACGCCCGCATGGCCAACCGCCAATCAACGGTTACCGCCTCGCCAAAGGGCCAACGGCAAAACGCCAAAGCCGTTGAGCAAGCCAACGCACCCAAGCGCCTCAGTGACTTGCTTAAAGGCGCAGCCAACGCGGGAGGCCAGCAATGAGAACCTACAGCGATGAGCACTTGGAGTATTACGCCGACCGTTTTATCCGCCTGAGGATCGCCCGCCACGGTGTGACTTTGGCCCAGTATCTGATTAACCCGGCCCAGTTCGAGCGCCTGGCGCTGGAGCCAGAGCCACTGCTACCTGCCCAACAAGCCGCCGTGCTGCGCTTTTGCCAGCGCTGGGACACCGGCCTTGCCGCCATATCCGAGCAGCAGAGCGGCAACGACGACATAGAAGCCCAAGCCACAGGCTGGGACTGGCGCGACCTGATCGAGCAATGGCGCGATGAAGTGGCTCAGTCCGAGCGTGAAGTGTGCCAATTGAGCCAGCGCAACGGCGCCGCCTTTGAGCCGATGCGCCACCACCGTCACAACCGTGGAATGAATCGCGGCACCGCCAACTTTGAACGCAAGCAAGCCCGTAAAGGAGCCTAACCATGAACACCCCAGCAACCACATCACAAGCTATTCCAGAAGGCTATCGGGTAGACGCTAAAGGTCGCCTGATTCCCGAAGAAAGCATCAAGCCGATTGACCAAGCCCGCGATGAACTTGCCATTGAGCTAGTCACCAAGGCCATTGAGCTGAACCGCCAACTGCAACAGTTCAAGGCGGAAGCCTTTGGCGATATCGAAAGTTTTGTGCAGCTCTCCGCTGAGCAGTACGGCGTCAACGTGGGCGGCAAGAAAGGCAACGTCACGCTGTTGAGCTTCGATGGCCGCTACAAAATCCAGCGCCAAGTAGCTGATCACATCACCTTCGATGAACGCCTGGAAGCCGCTAAGGGATTGATTGATGAGTGCTTGAAGGATTGGACGTCTGGCGCTGGGCATGAGGTGAAAACCATCGTTCAGGATGCCTTCCGCACCGACAGACAAGGCAACCTGCGCACCGGTGCGGTGCTAGCCCTGCGCCGCCACGACTTTGACGACCCGCGTTGGCTGAAAGCGATGGATGCCATTGCCGACGCCGTACAGGTCACCGGCTCAAAAAGCTACGTGCGGATCTACGAGCGCATCGGCGACACCGAGCGGTACCAGCCCATCAGCCTAAACATTGCAGAGGTGTGATATGAGCGAGCTAACCAAGGCCAGTACCAAAGCCATGATCACGATTGAGCTTAACGGCACCGGCGGCTTCACGGTATACGCAGGTTTCAATGGTGAAAAACCTGAATCGCCACAGCTTAAACAGGCAGGTCAGTTAGCGCTGCTAGGAATGCTGGCCATTAAAGAGGCACTAGAAGAAGTCGGAGACACGACCAAAACCACCATCCATTAAGCGAAACGCCCCGCTCTTGTGAAGAGCGAGGCGTCTGCTGGGCGCGGTGGCCCGGCACTGATGAGCAGCCAAGGGGAGAGAAATGGATAAGTGGAAAGAGATTAAAGAGCGCTTAGCGCACTTGCACGGTTCCGTAGAGCTACTAGCGGATGGACACAAACTGTCGCTGATCAAGGTGCATGACGGGAAGAAGATCTTCGTACGCGTCTACGTGGACGGCTGCGTGGATTTTGCATGGACAAAAACTGAAGACGGTAAACCCGTGCATGCCCAAGGGCAATTCTGGCGACCAATGAAGCGGGCAGCCTACCCAAAAAAGCACTATGCGGCATTGAAGCGTGGGTGGGGCAAGAAAGAAGCCGACCGCATGATCACGCCTCGGGTGATCGCAGTTGTACCGGATTTTGGTACCGAAGGCGCGGTGGTGGCTCACCTCAAGAAACACTTCCCTGACCTTGATATCAAGGCGGATGAGGTGGCGTCATGATCAGCAAAGGCAAGCTAGCCCAGATCCACATCGCAAAGGCCCAATTGGGCCTAACCGATGAAGACTACCGCGCCATTCTCGCCCGCAAAGCGGGCGTGAGCAGTGCCAAAGAACTCACAAATAAAACGGTAGGCGGTGTGATGCACGAGTTTCGCCGCCTAGGCTTCCAGCCAAAGCCCACCCAAAAAGCGGGCCGCAAGGCACCTAATCCACCGGCGACACGCCAAGCCGAAATGAAAAAAGTCGAAGCGTTGCTGGCGGAAGCGGGCCGCGCCTGGGCCTACGCGGATGGAATGGCCAAGCACATGTTCAAGGTTGATCGCGTGGACTTTCTCGATGATAACCAACTGCACAAGCTGCTCCAGGCGTTGATCATCGACGCCAAGCGGCAAGGACGGTACCCCGATGACCTCGCATAAAGTAGACAACCTAGATCTAGGCTTTGGAATCCCAGCCGATGCCCTGGACTACCTCGACCCCGAGATCCTTAAGAAGTGGCCACAAGGGCTAAGCGATATGCTCACCGTGGTCGAGAACGCCCATGTCCGCGCCGGTGATGATCCCAAGGTAGCCCGTAGCCGTGCTTTTGCCGCCGTGCGTGCTATAAGCTCGTTTGCCGGTGGCCGCAGCCTCTACGTACCCCAGGGCCGCCAGTTAGATCGCGCCCTGCGAGACCGCGAAATATGGGAGCGCCACACCGGCGACAACATCAAGCAACTGGTCGAAGACTACGACCTGACCGAAGCGCAGATCTATAGCATCCTCGGCGAGCAGCGCAAACTCGCCCGCGCAAGGATGCAATCTGATCTTTTCGGCAACAGTGCAAACGGCTAAGCTATCCTCAACAGAATTAGAACTAATAAATAA